TCTTCATATTCTCTGGAGGTGATGAAGGTTTTGGCTGGAGCAGAGACTTATGTAATCAAAACTAACGACAATGGTATAGAACAAATCAGAGTAAGAGGCATACCACCTGTGTCAGTAGACTCTCTTGGTCGTAAGTGGATTAGTTGGGTAGATACACCACAGACTAATTTAGGCGAAATGGATGTCGAAAATAAGTTTGTTTTTGTTGGATTTACTGCAAAAGGCATCATGCCTCAACTGGCTACTCCTGTAGGCTTGTTAGAGCCACATAAAATACAAGCTGCTCTAGCTGAGTCAATACTGATAGAAAACAGCCCCTATGTGCCTGATTGGTCGTTTGCAGTTGAATTTTTAACTTTATTTCTGTCAATAATACTTATTTGGGTCATTTTAAGTGTTTCAGGCATAACTTTAGGCATATCTTTGGGTGTTATTGTGATGTTATCCACAGGTTATACAGGATATTACTTAATACAGTCAGGAATGTTGATTGATGTCACTTGGACACTGATTTCACAGTTTATTACTGGTTCTACAGCGTTTTACATGCGTTTTAGAGAGCAATACAAGGCTAGACAGCTCATAAAACAACAATTTGGTAAGTATTTAGACCCTAGAATGGTCAAAAAACTGCAAAAAAACCCAGAATTGTGTCAAATTAATGGTGCTAGAGTCGATTGCTCGATAATTTTTACCGATTTAAGAGGTTTTACGAGCCTTTCTGAGTCAGTAGAGCCAGAAATGGTCACTTACATCATGAACTCTGTTTTAGACGTACAAGTACAGGCTGTAAATCAATTTTCAGGCGTTACAGACAAGTTCATAGGCGATGCTGGTATGTTTCATTTCAACACAATTATTCCACAAGAAGACCATCATCAACTAGCATGTGACGCAGCTAGACAGATAGAGAAAAACATTGCTGAATTAAATAAGCGTTTTAAAGAAGAAGGCACACCAGAGGTTGCAGTGGGCGTAGGTGTAAACAGTGGAATTTGTATTGCCGGAAATTTTGGGGCTACAGATAGGTTTGCGTTCAGTTTAATTGGTGACCCTTGCAACGTAGCAGCTCGTCTTGAGTCAGGAACCAAAGAGGCTGGGGTGAGCACCTTGATAGGTCACGAAACTGCAAAAAATTGTAGATATGTGTTAAAGTCACTACCAGATTTGAAAGTAAAAGGTAAAGCTGAGGCATTAAAAGTATATACATGGGCATGAAATTATCATTAATACTAGGGGGCTTGTTAGTTCTTTCTGTAGCAAGTTCTGCATGGTATATAGACTATCTAAATGACCAGATAATTTCACTTAAAGCAAATCAAGTGGTGTTAGAAACTGAGATAGAAAAACAAAACGAATCAATCAAGAATTATTTAGCTGAACAAAAAAACCAACAAAATCAATTAGCTCAGTTAGAGTCTGACAAGCAACAAGCCATGCAAGATGTAAACAGACTTAGAAAAACTTTTGCAAATCATGACTTAGACGAACTGGCTTTAGCTAAACCAAAGATGCTACAAACTCGTGTGAATAAAGCATCTAACAGAGTCATGACCACTTTAGAAGATTTAAGTAATCCAAACCAATTTGATGAAAAACCTAGCACTAATTAGTTTTTGTTTTGTGATGGCTAGTTGCTCTTTGATGCAACCAGTCAAACCAGTAGAGGTCAGAAGTATTGCAGAAAGAGCTCCACTCTATCATCCACCTTTACCTTACCCAATGAGTCTCACCAAAGTAGATTGGGAGATAATCACGCCTGAACTTATGCAAGAGTATTTAGATTTGGTTGAAAAGGGTGAAGCACCAAGAAAAGCTTACTACGCACTATCAAGCAAAGAATATGAGAATCTCAGCATGGATATGGCTGAAATCACTCGATATACCAAAGATATACTTTCAATAATTAAATATTACAGAGAATTAGACAAACCAAAGGAGAAAGAAGATGAGTGACAATCCAGATACTTTTGTTTATAACGCTAAACTAGAGAGAATTATAGATGGAGATGGCTTTGTTTTAAGTGAAATAGATTTAGGATTTAATATCAAATTAGCAAATCAGTCAGTGCGTTGTCATGGCATCGACACTCCAGAATCTAGGGTCAATACAAAAAGACAACCTGAAAGAATACCAGAAAAGGCTTTAGGTCTTAAAGCCAAGAAAAGGTTAGGTGAACTTTTGACAGGAGATATTAAAATTAAATCATTAGGTCGTGGTAAGTATGGTAGATTGCTTGGCATACCTTACGATTGCGATGGAAACAACGTATGTGAAATACTTATTAAAGAGGGTCTGGCTTCACCTTATTTTGGTGGTACAAAAAAAGCTAAAGTCAGAAAAGATGGCACTTGGGGAGAGTGAAATGCAAATATCAAAAGAGGGTTTGGCACTAATAAAGTTTTTTGAAGGCTGTGAGCTTGAAGCTTACAAATGTCCGGCTGGTGTTTGGACAATTGGATACGGGCACACCAAAGACGTGAAAGAAGGCGACAAAATTAATAAAGACGAAGCCAATCATTTGCTTGAAGAAGAGATGATAGAGTACGAAAGTTATATAGATGACATGGTTGATGTTGAACTAAACCAAAGTCAGTATGACGCTTTATGTGCTTGGGTCTATAACTTAGGACCTTCTAATTTTGGTAGCTCAACACTGCTCAAGGTTTTAAACGAAGGTAAGTACGAAGAAGTGCCACAACAAATTAAACGATGGAACAAGGCTAATGGTGAAGTTCTTACTGGTTTGATACGCAGAAGAGAAGCTGAAGCCTTGCTTTTCCAAGGCAAAGAATGGCATGAGGTTTAGCAAGACACACAAATACACTATACTAACCTTAGACACTATGTGTTTAGGGTTGAGTAGCTACTATGTCACTACCTAGTTACTCAGCCTGACCCCCATGAAAGAAGTATCTCTAAAAGATTTCGACATACTGTCAGAACAAGACAAAGCAGAAGCAACAGCTCTGTTAGCACGATACGACCAACTAGATAAACAAGATTCATGTCAAAACGATTTTATGGGTTTTGTAAAACATATGTGGGGTGACACTTTTATAGAAGGCAGACACCACAGAATAATTGCAGATAAATTTAACAGAATTGCACAAGGCAAACTCAAACGTCTTATTGTGTGTTTACCACCAAGACACTCTAAGTCAGAGTTTGCATCAACATTCTTCCCAGCTTGGATGATGGGTTTGAATGGTACTTTGAAGATAATACAGTGTACTCACACAGCTGAACTGGCAGTACGATTTGGTAGAAAAGTAAGAAACCTTATAGATAGTGAGGATTTCAGAGTTATTTTTCCTGAGTTAAAACTGCAAGCAGATAACAAATCAGCTGGTAGATGGACTACAAACCAAGAAGGTGAATCTTTCTATGCTGGTGTAGGTGGTGCGATTACAGGTCGTGGTGCTGATTTATTGATTATTGACGACCCACACTCAGAGCAAGATGCTTTATCGCCCAAATCACTAGAGTCAGCTTATGAATGGTACACGTCAGGACCTAGACAAAGGCTACAACCCGGTGGAACGATAGTCATAGTTATGACTAGATGGAGCACTAAAGACTTGGTTGGTAAGGTATTAAAAAAACAAAGTGACGACAATGCTGACCAATGGGAAGTAGTAGAGTTTCCAGCAATATTACCTGAAACTGAAAATCCACTCTGGGGTGAATATTGGAAAAAAGAAGAACTTATGTCTGTAAAAGCATCTTTACCAGTGTCTAAATGGAACGCACAGTGGATGCAAAATCCAACAGCTGAAGAGGGTTCTATTGTAAAGAGAGAATGGTGGCAATTATGGAAATACGAAGATATACCTGATTACAGTTACGTCATACAAAGTTACGATACTGCTTTTTCTAAAAAAGAAACAGCCGACTATTCTGCAATAACTACTTGGGCTATCTTTGAAGGTGAAGATGGTGTTGAGCAAATAATACTACTAGATGCAAAAAGATACAGAGTAGACTTTCCTGAGTTGAAAAGAATAGCTTTTGATGAGTATAAATATTGGGAACCTGATTGTGTTCTCATTGAGGCAAAAGCATCAGGAACACCACTGACACAAGAGCTAAGACGTATGGGCATACCTGTTACTGCTTATTCACCCAGTAGAGGACAAGACAAGATAGCTAGAATGAATAGTGTAGCTCCTATATTTGAGTCTGGTATGGTTTGGGCTCCTGACGAAGATTTTGCAGACGAAGTAAGAGAAGAGTTAGCGTCTTTTCCATTTGGTGATAATGACGATTTCTGTGATAGTACAACCATGGCTTTGATGAGATTTAGGCAAGGTGGTTTCTTATCACTGAAAGAAGACTATCAAGACGAAGCTAAATTTTTACAAAAAAATAGGACAGTTTATTACTGATGATTTATTATCTATGGATTACACAACAAGCCCAAGAGTGCTACACTTAATATTATGGCAGTAGATAAAATGCTAGGAACAGAAAATGACCCTGATATTATGGAACAAGGGTCAGCTGTAACAGTCGAGCAAGAACCAACTAGAGAAGAACTTATATCTGACGCAGCACAGATACTCGTCAATGAAAATGAGGTTTTGGTTGGTGATGAGTTGGTTGAAGAACCAATGCCACAAATGGACTTCAACTCAAATTTAGTAGAATTTATATCTGAAGATGTAGCTAAGAAGCTTGCATCTGACTTGACGAGCTCAATCAAGGGTGACAAGCAATCAAGAAGTGAGTGGGAAAAAACTTACAAAGAAGGTCTTGAGTATCTTGGCATGAAGTTTGACGAACAGAGATCGCAACCATTTGAAGGTAGTTCTGGTGTGGTTCATCCTTTATTAGCAGAAGCAGTCACACAGTTCCAAGCCCAGAGTTACAAAGAAATGTTGCCAGCTAAAGGACCTGTCAAAACAGAAATTATTGGTGCTAGAACCATAGAAACAGAAAGTCAGGCTGAAAGAGTACAAGCCTTTATGAACTATTACATCATGAATGTAATGAAAGAGTATGACCCAGAGCTAGATATGTTGCTGTTTTATTTACCTCTAGCTGGTTCTGCATTTAAGAAAGTTTATTTTGACTTTGTTACAAACAAAGCTGTATCTAAGTTTATACCACCAGAAGATTTAATAGTGCCTTACGAAGCCTCTGACATGTCTTCAGCTGAAAGAATTACACATGCTATCAGTATGTCTTTGAATGAAGTCAAGAAACAACAAATAACAGGTTTTTATGCAAATGTAGATATACCTGAGACAAACTATGGTGAAGACACATCTGACATAGAAGGTGCTATAGATGAAATACAAGGCGTTTCTCCAAGTTACAAAGAAGATAGAAATAGAACCATATACGAAATACACACTGTTTTAGACATAGAAGGCTTTGAAGATTTAGATGCAAATGGTGAGCCTACAGGTCTTAAATTGCCT